ACCTAATCCACAAAATTATTTTAGGGTATCTCCTAGAGCAGGCCTCTCAGCTCTTAAGCAAGGTAAGAATATCACTCGTGGAAAGTTATTAAAGCTCCTAGGTGACCCAAAAACTTTCGATAGGAAGCGTGGAAAGGTACCCGCCACAAATCAGTCTCGTGGTGACCGAAAAACAGGTGTCCCTAATGGGTACGACCATAGAAATCCTGATAACTACATGGGCTACTGTAAGCACATCTTTAGGCTTTTGCAGGAAATGAAAAAGCAGGGGTATCTGAAAGAATGAGTTTTATCAAGAAAGTAGAAGAGGCTATCTCTAAAAACCATTTCACATGGCTAAAGCATCAGTTATTTTATTGGGGTCAAAATGTGCGCCTATACTCCATTCAAAAAGATGAGTACTCACGTGTTTACGGGACCTCATCAGGTAACCTTGAAGAAAACTATGTAGAGGTGTGCTGTATCATTGTAAACACTGATGTCATCCCAATAGGTCCTGCTAGTGCAGGCTCTTTTACTACAGGTAACCTCTACACTGACTCTGAAGCTGAGGTACAACCGGGCCAAATTGTAGAAATCCTTTCACAGGACGGTAGGTCAAGGCGTTTTGAAATTAAAAAGAAAGAGTCTTATGGAATCACCACCAATGTTTTTCATCGGTGGGAAATAGTATCAGTAGGTGATTAATGGCTGATTTTATTCAGACAGATTCAATGCTTAATGTGAAAACTCAAGTGGGTCTTATCCTCAATGAGTTTTTAAATCAACTCGAAGGGTGGGCTCCCGAGCTAGCCTACGTCTATGATGAATCCCTGACTTATGAGACAGGGCTCGCAAAATATCGGGCCGACAAAATTGTAGATGATAACGTAGATTTAAAGCTACCTATTTTCATATTTAACAGGTCAGTTTTAAGACCTGATGTAGATACCTCAATTGGAAAACGCTCCCTAAACTTAAAAGCAAAATGCACACTCGACTCGGGTGAAGTTGAGCGTTACCGTCCATTAAGTGCAAAATTTGACCTTAACTTTTTGTACGTAACGCGTAACATTATTGATATGGAGCGTTTTGAAATATCTTATCTCCTTGAGACTAGCGTTAGCCACGTGAAGAGACTTGATGTGGACATTCCCGAAATAGGACAGCTACAATATTTTTTAAGGTATGGCGAGCTAGATGATAAGGTGATTAATATAGACGATAATTATTACAAGGCCCTAACGGGTACCTTTACAGTACAGGGTCTATTTTTCTCCTTTCAAGACATCAGTGGCCGTATTGAACAAATTAACGGTGATATCAGTGATTATGACGTTGATACGTGTACCCCCACTGAGACACTTGGTACTATTAGAATCGAAGGAGGGTCATAATGGCCAAATCAAAGAAAAAAGCTATTACTACGGGGATTGTTGGTGAGGAGGATACTTTTGACCACGATACCCGCACCATGAAGCCTAAAGAAAACCAAGCAAAAAAGAAATTGAAAGAGCTGAAAAAACAGCCACTTTCAGAAAAGGCGAGCAATCCAGTATGGATTGTTAATAAGCTGCCTCAGGCGTGTCAGTTATCTTACGGTGGTGAGACCATCATGGTACCCCCTCGTACACCCCTTGGTAAGTTTAAGGTGGGAAATAGCCGCCTACTCGGAAAACTACCTAAGGGTGTAATTTCAGTGCCTATTAGAGCCTAAAAATGTGAAAGAAAAGCGAAAGATTTAATATAAGAAAGAAGTAATTTTCAATGGAGGAAAAAAATGAGTGGAAGTGCCTCAGTCAACGTATCGACAATAGACTTATCCACACGTGTACCTGCTTTCCCCGGCGTGTTTGGCGCGATTGTCATTCCTGCCAAGAAAGGGCCTGTTAATAGAGCTGTACTCGTGACAAGTGAGGATGATTTTTTAAGACGATTTACACCTGATGAAAAAGTGGAAGTAGGTTTTGACCTAGCCCACTTTTCAGCTATCAATTTTTTAGGGAAATCTGATAAATTGTATGTGTCTCGTGCGGCTAACAACCCGTACTATGCAGGTGCCTCCTTTAAAAGGTCAGATTCTTTAACCAACAATCAATCATTACCATCAGACCAACAACTAGCTGACCCTAGTGCTTATGCGTTTGACAGTAACCCCGATGTAGCTGAGGCTGCGGAGCGTACCCTTATTTCGGCACTAGCTGACTTGGTTACCCCTGCGGTAGCTGAGGTAACTAGCATCACGACAGTAGCCGATACAGCGGGGTCACTTGATGGTGTGTATTTCATTCTACATGATGACGCAGGCTCGGTAGCATTTTGGATTGATGTAGATAACTCAGGCACAGTAGAGCCCGCTCACGGTGCTAACCGCTCAGTAGAGATTACCTCTATTAACACCAATGATGATGAGTTTTCAGTAGCTCAAAAAGTAGCTGCGGCTATTGATGGTGACTCAAACTTTAGTGCTAGTGAGACATCCAACGTAGTGACAGCTACCGCTGCTCTCGGTGGGGCCCGTACTGATGCAAGTGCTGAGACTAGTGGTTTTGTAGTATCAGTATCTACTCAAGGTGCTGACGCTATCAGTTCACTTGATGGAAAATATTTTATTATTTACGATGCCTTAGGCTCGGTAGCATTTTGGATTGATGTAGATAACTCGGGTACGACTATTCCTGCGGGTGCAGGTTCTGCGGCTCGCGCTATCGAAATCACCACTATTGCTCAAGGTGATGATGCAGCTACCGTGGCTACTAAGATTGCAGCGGCTATCGATGCTGATGCTCAATTTTCAGCCTCTTCATCGGCTGAGGAAATCACTGTGGATGCTGCTAGTGTCGGACCACGTGATGACGCTGAGGCAGGTAACTCAGGATTCACTTTTGAGGTGTTAGTTCAAGGTGCTACTCTCGTTAACAACGTAGATGAGCTTTTCCTTATCTATGCTGCCAACGAAGGTGCATGGGGTAACGACATCTCTATTAAAATTATAAATTTTGCTGATGACCCTGAATTGGTGCTCGATAACGAGTCTTTTGTGATTCAAGTTTTCAAAGGCACTAACGTAACAACTCCTGTAGAGGAGTGGACAGTATCACGTATCGAAGGAAAGCTAGATGGTTTTAATCGTAACCTTTATATTGAGGAAGTACTTTTAGGCTCATCTTTCATTCGTGCTATTGATAACAGCGCGGTGGCTAGTAACATCGTACCCCTTTCACAGTCAGTAGCTTTAGCTATGGGTGGCGGTGATGATGGTCAAGCTGTTACTGATGCAGAAATGCAATTAGCCGCTGATGCTTTCGCTAACCCTGATGATATCCTAGTAACTGTCCTCATGGATGGTGGGCGTACATCGGTACCGTATCAACTTTACCTCGACACTATTGCACAATCTCGTAATGATTGTGTGGCTGTACTCTCTACCCCTTTTACGGCTGAGGCTAACAGCGATTACTTAAATGAAATCATCGATTATCGTAGAAATCAGTTAAATCTGAATAGCTCTTTTTCAGCTCTCTACACCCCTCATTTAAGTATCTTTGATAAATTTAATAGTCGTAATATCTTTGTATCACCTGACGGTTATGCTGCGGGTGCTATTTCTGAGACTGCGGCTAATTTTGAGATATGGTTCCCACCTGCGGGTCTTAAGCGAGGTCTTTTACCTGTACTTGACGTGCGTAGGAGATTCACTAAGGGTGAAAGGGATGCTCTTTACAATGCGGGTATTAACCCCATTAAGTTTAGCCCCGGCCAAGGTATTGCGATATGGGGTCAAAAAACCCTATCATCACGTCCTAGTGCCCTTGATAGGCTAAACGTGAGGCTACTTCTTATTTCGATTCAACCATCAATCGCAGCGGCTTTAGAGGATTTCCTTTTTGACCTAAACGATGTGGCTACTAGAAGTATCATTCAGTCTCGGGTAGAGGCTTTCATGGATAACATTCAGGGTCGTAGAGGTGTGACTGACTTTAAGGTGGTATGTGACTCTTCTAATAACAGCTCAGTAGATATCGATAACAATAGGCTCAATGTGGACCTATTTATCAAGCCTACTAGGTCAGTAGAGTTCATTAACTTTAGAACTATTATCGCTGCTTCTGGTGACTCCTTTGAGGCCCTAGCACAATCGATTTAATAATTTTTAAAGGGGGCTAACGCCCCCTTTCATGGAGGAATAAAATGGATATTACTGAGTTAAGAGGTGTAGGCGACTATGCTACTCTCTATAGATGGAATCTCATTTTTGTCTCATTTCCGGCTGTAGGCGCTGCGGGTTTTCCATTGACTGATGACCTTAACATTAGGTGTGAGACAGCGGTTATCCCTAAGATGAGTAACGAAAAGATTGAAGTCAATGTACGTCAACACAAAACTTTTCAGCATGGTAAGGGTCTTTACACTAACAGTTTTGACCTTACTTTTACTGAGACCGTTGACAACAAAATCCACAACTTTCTTAAGGCGTGGCGTGAGCTTCATCATGGTACTCGCACAGGTGTATCGGTCCCTAAATCAGACCTTGAGGCATTGATTCAACTTCAACGCCTTGACAATGAGGATAACCCTGTATGGTTTTACACTCTTCATGGGTGTTTTCTTGAGGACTATGACCTTGGCTCATTGACCACTGACAGTGACATCATGAGACCATCAATCACACTGTCTTACGACTTTTTTGATGACGGTCCTCTAGGATAAAATGACTTTTCTTAATGTCGATAAAGCCGTTGAGAAAGCCCTAGGTCTCGATGAGTTTGGAATCGGGCGACTACGTTCTATTGAATGGAGCCGCAAGTACCTTTGGTCAATCGGCTTTATCGATATAGCCCCTCAGAATGAGTTAAGTGGGTCCTCTAGTCCTATTGGTCCTTACTCACCATCAGAGCGAGGTGAGGTGGGATTTTTTCCATGTGTAGATGTAGATGAAACCCAAGCCACCCTTCAAACACTCTCGGCTGATGTCTATGGCACTACTCTTAGGGTGCCTCAAAGAGGTGAGCTTACTACTCTAAAAGTTACCTTTATTGATGATGCTGAAAATACACTTTTCAAATTTTTCAGAGATTGGATAGCTCTAGATATCCTTAACGGTGGTGAGTATGTGAGTCCTATTGAGGAGTGCGTTAAGGCTATCGAGTTAAGAAAAATGAAGTATGCCTCAATAGCTGACTATGGGGCGACCATAGGGGCAGCTATTGGTGTGAATGATGGGGCTGATAGTAACCCCATAACTGAGGTTACCCGTTATTGGGTTTTCCCTGAGGGCTCAATAACATATAACGGTGGCTCGACAAGTGATGTGAACACTTATAGCATTGATTTAGTAGCAGCGGGCGAGTTTAATACACTATCAGCTGATAATGGGCTAGGTGATACACTTGGTAACATCGCTAGGTCATTTGGAGCAGGTGCGCTCACTGGTGGTATTGGTACATTATTTTAAGCGAAAAACAGCAAAAGGAAGTACATGGGAAAGTCAAAACGAAAGGGTAAATTTACCCCTCAAGACCAAAATTTCACCCCCAAAAAAAATGACGAAAAAACCTTTTTGGCCAGCATTAATGCTACGGTTAAAAAGTTACCCTCAAAGGGTCTATCATATCCTGCAAATGTAGAGATAAGATACCGACCCTACGCTTATGGCGAGGTCAAGCAAATCAGTCAATCAAAGATGAGTGAAAAGGACCTATATGGTTTTATCATGGATGGTATTGATATCACTGGTATGGATAAAGGTGAGCTGACCCTTGGCGATGCTATGTATTTGGCAGTCTATCGTAAGGTGTCAACTTTAGGTACTAACAAAATTACCGTCAAATACAAATGTGGCGGGTGTTCAAAAGAGTCAAGTACTAATTTTGAGACTCGGGAAATCAAGCCAAAATTTATCGAAGCCCCTAGGCTACCGATGAAAATTGAACTAGAGACTGCCCCAAAACCACTATCATTTAAACCCCTTACAATAGGTCAGTATTTTGAGGTGCAGGATAAAATACGCTTAAATACTAACCTTGATATGGACATGGCCCTTATTGCTTTCATGGCTGATGGGGATTTTGAAGAAATTTATGACATATTATATAATTTAACGAGTCAAAATGACATTGGCACCCTTAAAGAAATAGACCGATATCTCAATCACGGTCTCGACTCCATCAAAGGCCAGTGTACTAACCCCGATGAGAAAGGGACCCCGTGCGGGCACGTAACGGATATCGAGCTTGATGGAGGTCAAGCTCTATTGTTACCCTTTCGTGAGGATGAAGAGCCTACTAGAAGTAGAATTTCTTTTGGCGATTAGGCTTCACCTCAGTCCATGGGATTTAAACTTTATGGATTATCATGAAGTGAAGTACTTAGCGGGCCGTTATACACAGTATGTGGCTGAGAAAAATCAGGATGCTCAGCTCAGGAGATAGGTCATGGATGAAGAGTTAAATGATACTTTTGTAAAAAAAATATTTTCAAAATTTGAGAAAATTGTAGGCTCGAATACTGATGTGAATAAAGCCGCACGTGATGAGTTAGTAAAACTTAGTACCCAAACAAAATTTACCCAACAGCTAATAAACAGAAATCTTAAGCAGCTACAGGAGGCGGCCAAAACTGACGCTGATACAGCCGCCTTTTTGGAAAATTATGACTCAGTTAATTTCGGAAAACTTGAAGAGGTACGCCAAGCTATTCTTAAAGGTGAAAAGGTCTCTAAAGAATCCTCAAATGAGGCGCTAGAAATATTTGAGAATCTCCAAGAAAGTTTTGCAGGTCTAAATTTTGAGGGGCTTGAAGCGACCTTTGGAGATATGTTTGGCCAACTACGTGAAGTTGTTAATAATGATAAGATTGACCGTCAGATTAGACGTGATTTTGTCACTGATGCAGTGAGTCTTTTAAAAGAGCAGACCGACCTATCTGAAGAAAGTCAGTCAGCCTTAGGTACACTCGAAGGCTTACTTGAGGATGGCTTAAATTTCACACAGGACCAAACTGAGGTCCTCAATGATGTCATTAAAACTTTTGAGGATAACAAAATAAATGACATTAAGCAGCGTGGTACCTTAGATGAGCTTAACCGTAAGTTTTCATCTTTTATTATTAATCAGGATGAAATAAAGCAGACACTTGAAGAGTCTCAATTTGATGGTGAGACTCTAGCTGAACTATTAAAAGACGGTCTTGATGGCGATACAAAACAAGGCATACTTGATTTTGTTTTCGCTGCTCTTGGCCTGCCGGGCTTTTCAAGTTTTCTTGGTGGTCTTAAAGGTATAGGCGGTAAAGCCACAGCCATATTAAAGAAAGTAGTTAGTGCCCTCATTGGTAAAGATTCTTTTATCCTAAAGATATTTAATAAAATTGGTGGTGTTTTCAAAGGGCCACTTTCTAGGATTGGAAAATTTCTAAAACCCGTGACAAATATTTTCAGTGGTATCACTAAATTTTTTGGCGGGTTAAGTAGTAGTCTAGGACCAGTGGCAAAAGCAGCGGGCAGGTTTGGAAAAGCCATCCCCGGCATAGGTCTAGCTATAACAGTTATAATGGGAGCTTTTGACGCTGTTCAAGGCTTTCTAAACGCAAGTGACCTCACGGGTAAGAGTGAGGAAATGCTCACCCTAACTGATAAATTACTAGCAGGTTTTTCAGGCTTCATCAGTGGTTTAACTTTTGGGCTCGTAGATGCTGAGACTATTTTCAGTACTTTTTTTGCAGGCAATTTTTTAGAAAAATTGAAAGGTGCATTTACCACTGCGAAAGAATCTTTTGTAAATTTCATGAGCACAATACCTGAGAAATTGATGTCGATAGCAAAAGGGTTTATTGGTACCATCATCGACCTTATTAAGGGTGTGGTTAATGGTAACTTCACTGATGTAGTCGGTGACATTGGCTCTAACCTTTTGGATTCGGGCTCAGACTTTCTTTCGAGCCTTAATCCTTTTAGTGATGATGATGACACTGAACAGGACTTTATAAATTCTCAGAGTGGTACAAACTTTAGAGATTTTGCACCACCTGTAGGAGGCACTGCTAACACTGTCCAGACAGTAGAGCCCACAACTCTCGGTGATATTGGTCCTACACTAAGAAGTGAAAATCAAGGTACTGACCTAAGAAATAAGAGGCCAGATGTCGTAGCCGTACCTGTAGGTGACGGTGGTGGTAACGCTAACATCCAAGCCCCTGCACAAAGAAGAGCTGCTATTGATGATATTATGCTTTCCTCTATTAACGCAGGACTATTGGATTAAATATGGCTAGGTTTGATGCAGGTACAAATTTACTTAGAGATGGTGGTTTAGAGCAGGGTCAAGTTTTATTATCTCTACCAAACTCTCAATTTAGAGTATCAGCTTTTTTGCAGGGTGAGTTTTCAATAGCTGCGGGCAACAATTTTAATCAGCCCCTAGCTTCAAGTGCGCTCGATAACATTTCCCAAAAAGTTAACGTGGCTAAATCAGTGGTGGACACGGCCGCTAATTTTTCTGGTCGAAATTTTAATACAGGTGCTCAGGTATCCATCAAGCCCTTGAACACCACAGCCCTTACTTGGATTGGCAGTGAGAAGCCAAAATTTTCGATTGATTTATTATTTCTAGCTACACGTAGAGGTGAGGACATTCGTGACCCTATTAAGGAGCTTTATCGTGGTGTTTTTCCAACGGTTACAGGTGGGGGTGTCCTAGGTAGTGCAATTTTAAAAGCACCGTATGGCTTTCGCCAAACTCAGGGCGGGCTTAGTGCTAAAGGCACCGTGGGAGTACAGCTAGGCAGGTGGTTTAGAGCCACACGACAAATTATTACAAATGTGAGTTTTACATTTTCTCAGGAAATGGTACCCCTAGACGGTACCCCCCGTAGCCGTACTGGTGCGACTAGCGATGCGGGGCCAACTGTGGACCCAACTAAATTTGCACCACTTTTCGCTAGAGGTTCTATTTCTTTCGAGCCTTTTAGGGATATCACCTATAACGAGTTCACGGGGTACTTTAATGTCTGACGCAAAAGAGTTTTTTATCAATTTAAACTACGAGACCTCTAACAGGTATGACCTAGCTAAGTTTATGCAGTACTCAGATAACTACGACCCGCTGACCTCTTTTTTCTTTCTAGGTGTCAAAAATTTAAAAAAACAGGCTGACTATATCGTACAAAAAGAAGAGGGTAGGCCCGACCTAGTTAGCTTTAACTACTATGGCACGACTCAGTATGACCACGGCTGAGGAGGATGCTTGATTGGTGTAGATGGTAAGTATATTTACAGCTTTTCAGTAGGGGGTCAGACAGATTTTTTACGTGAAGAGGACCTAGTTGAGTTTACCCTAATTGAGGAGGCGGGAAATGTACTACCCACCTTTCTTTTAGCTTTCTACACAAGTGATGAGTCAATTTTGTCGTACTTCAATGAGACCAACACGCTACAGGTGAGCTTTGGCCGTACCCTGAATGAGCAGGTCACAGTACCCCTAGCTGTTCAGACATCGACCATCAGGAGACAGGGCCAAGGAAAAAGGCTCATCCAACTTAATGGGCTTTATGGTGCTCTCGGTTACGTGGGTGACTCTAAAAAATCAGTCCATGCCAATAAAGATGCGGTCTCGGTTATCAGGGAAAAAGCCTCAACGTACTTTAACTATTTATCGTCTAATGTGCAGTCCTCTCAGGATTCTCAAACTTGGATACAGCCGTGTACTAACGATAGGAAATTTATCAATGAGCTATGGCTACATTGTGACCTTGGAAATGGAATACCCGCTATAGGTATAACCTCTCAAGGTGATTTCATTCTAAAAGATATCAGAAAAGAAGGGCGTAATAATACTAAATGGCGATTCACTTATCAAGGTGAACAGGACATTGACGTGTCTTATGATGGCGACTATCAGTTTGATGACAGTACATCCTTCATTAATAATTGGGTCGGCTATGGTCGAAAGAAAAACATTTATTCTATTGAGAATGGTCAACTTGATGAGCTGTTAATTAAGCCTGAGCCATTGGTAGCTATGACCAATAAGATAGCTCGGAATCAGGATGTACAGTCACGTTTTGCCAAGGTCGGTATGATATCGAAAAATGTCCATGCTAACTATTGGTCAAGTGCGCTTCAAAATCTAACTAACTTGGCTCAACTCAGCTCTAATAAAGTAACACTATCATTCCACGGTAAGTATTACCCCATGCAGGTTCTAGATAAGGTATTTTTTGCTGATGATGAGCTAAATAGTGATGGGTCAGCGGCTAATGGTTATTACTCAGGGATTTATTTCATCACAAAAGTATCCCGTTCAATCTCAAGCCGCCAAATAACTCACCTCATTGAGCTTTCTCGTGAGTCAGCTAACGATGTGAAAACGGTGTAACTATGTTTTTAAAGTTAAGTCAAAACATTGAAAAAACCCTACCTTTAAGACGCGTTTATAAAGGTCAGGTAGTTGATAATGAGGACCCCGAAAAACTTGGTCGCGTGAAATGTACAGTCACCGATATTTTCGAGGGCGCACCCGCTGATTTGCCGTGGGTTTTCCCTCTACGCACAGGCGGGCTAGGGGGTACCTCGGACTCAGGCTCATATTCAGTGCCCGAGGTGGGGGCATACCTAGAAATCAGATTCCCTACAGAGGATGTGTACTCGCCTTTTTATTATGGTTATTGGGAGGATGCTAACACGCACATAGCTGATTTCGATACTGACTACCCTAATACCTATGGCTTTCGTGACAAAAATGGCACCAAGCTAATCGTCAATAAAGCACAAGGTACTTTTGAGTTTACTCACGAAAGTGGTATAGAAATCTCTATGACAAAAGATGGTGATATGTCTTTCACCATCCCAAAAACTTTAACCGCAGCTATAACTGATGCGATGGAAATTACCAGTGACGCTGACGTAACCTTAAGCTCTCAAGCCAATGTGACTGTAGAGGGTCAGGGCGGTGTAGAAGTTAGTAGTGCAGGTACCACTGAGGTTAAGGGTGACGGGGGTACCACTGTAGGTGCATCAAGCTCGTCCACGCAAGTGAATGGTTCGGCTATCACTCTAGCAGGGGGTGGCCCACCTATTGCAAGGTTAGGTGACCAAGTGGTAGGTTTGACAGCCATCGGCATACCTGTATCAGGTAACATCGTGGTAGGTTCTACAAAGGTAACTAGCGCATGAGTCTATTTTCTACACAACAAATTTCAGATATCTCACTAGAATACGCCATTTATCCTGACCTCAGACAGGTGCAGGTCGATGCGCTAGCATCCCTCAATGATTCAAAACAGGCCGCTATTGATTTAGATGCTCAGAATGAAATTTTCACTGACCTCTACCGTAATGTCGCTGAATCATATCATCGTGAGCTTGAACTACTCGGCCAACAAACGCGCACAGCTTTAGTTAGTAATGCAGCGATTGAGGCGGGCGGTGAGGCTTTTTTTCCAACTAGCCCTGTGTGGGCTAACCTACAGCCAAAACTCCAAGACTCGAATAATGGTGACCCCCGCTCAGCTTTTGGTGGGCAGACTGAGGCTCAAGAATATAACAAGTTTTTACAGGATATCGACTATCTAAGGAATGGCCGAGTGAGTGCAGTAAGCACTACCCTCAGTGCTGACTATGAAGTTGGTAACCCCTCAATACAGGTCTCTAGCACATCAGGATTTTCGTCAGGTCAAATCATCCAAGTAGGTACCGCTGATTTTCTATACGCGACAATCGACTCGATAGTGGGTAGCGATATCTTTATCACGGCTATCGGTGAGCCTCAGGCTACGATATCAAGCGGTGAGACCGTAGGTCTTTCCTTTAGCGGATTCACTGAGGCTGAAAGGACCTTAGTAAGCCCGCCTATTAACTCTAGGTTAGACCTCATGAACTATCTCCAAGGGCTTATCGACACAGCGGTGGCAGCTCAGGAGACTTTCTACACGGTCACACATAAGCCCATCCTTGAGGGTAACGCTGATGTGAAAAATGCGGCTGATGTAACGGCCGAGATTGCGGTTATAGATGGTCTCATTCTCGTACTAAATAATTTTAGTGGCTCTACCCCCACGGTTAGATTCGGTGACTTGGTTCTAAATCAGGTCGAGTCAACCTTCTCCTCGCGCGCGAGCACGGGCGCACCTGCACGCGCGGGCGCGATAGACACAGCTCTAGGCAGTGTGTCACAGGCGGGCGATGGGTCTTTCAGTGGCGCAGGTGTGTATTTTGATTTCTACGAGTGGCAGGATAAGCGTATGAATATCGGCTCAGGCTCGATACCTGCTCAAGGTGGTTTAGCCGTGGCTATCAGTGCAGTCCAATCTAAGATTGATGCTCTCGACTCAAATAGGTCCGAGCAGGAAATCTATTTCACGATTCAACCTTTTACGGCTGATGCTGTAAATGCGATTGTAGTTGTGAATGATGTCTCAGGGTTTAGTGTGTCTGATGACGTTTTTGTGTTTGCTGAGGGTCAAACTCCCGTAGAGACTACAATTATTGATACTGACCCTATCGGCTCAACTATTGAGCTAGCGGTACCTCTAGGCCCTGATTTTACAGTGGGTAACGTGGGGCGCATCGTAAAAGCCTTGGCTTAAATTTGCCCATAAATGGCCTGACTGATATCCTTAATCTGTTCAAATATAGAGCCAACGGCTACTATCTCAAAAAGATTTCCTTTAACAGTGAGCTTAATTTTTTATGGCTTTATATTTTGATGTAAATATGTTTACCCCTACCGAAAAGAGTCAGCTTTTCGATGTGGAAAGTATTTACCAATCTATATTGAATGCAGAAAATGTGGCATGAGGACATCTGGGCTTAGAGATGGCATAATGAATGATGTTGCACAATGGATAGG